TGAAGCTGAGTTTGAGCCAAGGCTAAACGCTGAGACATTGAGAAGATATTAGGATCCGATACTGGGATCACATCTACTCTTTCATCAAAATCCGTCTGTTTAATCGTAGCCTCTCCTCCGTACACATTATACGGATACATAGGCGGAAGAGATTCTGCAAACACACGACTTAACATCTTAAATTCTTGCTTCTGTGCGTAATGCAATCTCTTGTGGATAGCAGACATAACCTTCGATCCACGCTCCAACAAGGCCACGGTGGTTCCTACTGCAGCCTGTTGATTTCCATCCCCCACTTGCAAATCTGCAATCGCTGCGAACCTTCGTCCAGCGTCAACAACAAAACCCAAGAGAGCCATCAAAGTCTGACTCGGTTCCTTATACGGAAGGGGCAGAATGCTGTCTCGTAAAGCACCACCGGGAACATCAATATCGCGAAACTCACCAGGAGAAAGAGGCTCATCAGCGTCACGGATGCGAATACCACGAGCCTTAAAACCAGCGGGAAGATTAGCAAGTGTTCCAGCATCTATAAGTTGCCTCATAATAGAGGTTGCAGAACGACCTAAACCACCAATCATATGGAGAAGACCAAAACCATAGAAGCCTAAACCTGGTAGGAACTTGTAGTGGGAGAAGTACTGAACCTTACGGTAATATTCATCACCTTCACGCCAGTTGCGGCGAACCGAAAGAACTTTTGAGCTTCCTTCGTCTATTGTGACTATGTATGGAAGTTTAATTCCTGTCTGCTCACCGTCAATAGGGCTTACGTGTTCAAAGCCCGGTAAATCTAAGTCGGTGTGAACTTCGAGAATGGTGCAATCTTGATCATCAGCACCTGTCTTCTCAACACCCATCAAGCTACGCTCTTTTTCCCTAACTTCATCTCCATCATCATAAGGAGAAAGTTCTATGTCTCTATAAAAACCAGCCGCTTGAAACTTACGAACATCATTAGTGTTCATACGGATCAAGTGAGTAATTCGAGAAGCAGAATTTAAATCGGTAGCGTTATAAGGAACATAAAGATCATCAGCCGGAACAAATCTGGAAACCGCTCGATCAAGAATATCATCAAAGTAGACTTTCTTAAACGCACTTCCAGCTAACGGTAAGTAAAACAACAAACGATCCATCTCAGGATCATACTCATCCATAACATTGGTTATCTGGTAGTTCATAAACTCTTGAACGCGACGAGATTGGGCTTCCACCTCAGGAGTTGCTGCACCAACAACCTGAGTTCGGACAGGTCCAGAACTAGGAAGAAGCTCTTTGTAAGCCTGTGCTTGAAACTGTGTTACCGCTTCAGCAATAAGAGGGTGAGTTACACCACTTGATCCTCGAAAAGGCTCTTCACGTTGTTCGTAGCGAATACCTAAAAGTTCCAAGCCCTCAGTGTAGGCATCTTCCCACTCCTGACGACCACTTTTATCGTCCTCGTAGTAACTAACAAGCTCTGAGGAAATATCCATTAGATCCCGCTCATCCATAACCTCGGCCAAGTTAGCATCTTGTTCAGCTTGAAGTTCCTCTGATACAATCTTCTCAAAATTAAGAACTACGGAACCATCTTCCTCTTCGATAATTTCGGTTGGATCTTCATTTTCCTCAACTTCAATCTCCTCAATGTCAATTTCTTCGTCTGTACCACCTAAAGGCATTCCTTGAGAAGGCATTGAGGGTTCAATTAGAGAAACAGGTTCCTTCGCCATTACTTACTCACTTTCTTATATTTTTCAAAAGATCTGAGTCCGCCCAATCCGAGCATTCCCATTAAAACAGGCATCATTTCGCTCATGTCCAAGGCCGGTAAATCAACAAGGTGACCCGTCTGTGCCAATATAAATTGTGCTATTGGCATCACAACGTAGGTCCACGTCATTGCAATTCCCATGGACCAGCCGATAAATGGACGCCAACCGGCTACGAAAATAGAACGATGAGCCGCTTCAGTCTTGTTTATGTCTAGTTGAGCTAAATCTATTTTTGCCAAGTGCATTGTAAGTTGAGCTTCTATGTCACGCTCTGCAGCGGCTCTTTTTTCCTTATCTTCGGGTAGGAACCGTCCAGCTACTTCCATAACGCTAGGTAAAACAGCACTTAATAAGCCTATCATATCATCTAGTCCCCCAAATTTTCCGCCAAAGGTAATCATCAAGGTTAGCAATAAAACTAGCAAACTTACGGGCAACTATTGTTTTCCAGAACATTTTATTATTCCTGTCTAGGATGTTTAGAATTGTGCATGTGGACAAGATGCTCGGTCAGGGCTTTCAATACTTTAAGCTCTGCTTGTATAGTAGCCGTCTCACGATTGCGACTTTCTAATGCTGAAACGGAATTAATTTCTTTGAGTACGTCTATCTGACTACTAAACACGGCCCTCTGACTCTCAGCATCGTCCAAGCGAGAATCAAAGTTACTCTTGTATTTGTCAAAGTTCTTGTGAAAGAGCTCTAAGTCTTCCATCACCCTGGTTAAATTAGATTTTACCACGGCGTATCCGCCAGCAATGGTTGCTAAAAGTATGACACCTTGAATAGCGTGTGAACTCGTCAGCTCCATGTTAGGTCTCCGTCTTAATTGATCGTATGTAATCTAGCACATACCCCAAAGCACTTGGAAAGTCTCTCTCTACTCTTCTTTCAACTTCTTCAATAGATGCAGCTTGAAACTCAAAGTAGTTCACTTCTTCAAACGCATCAGAAATGCCAAAGTTATTATTCCAATCATCACCGCCCCTAATTGTGTCCCTTACGCGCTTGTTGTACACCCCAATTTCGTAAAGCACCTAACAAGCTCCGTCTACACAACGGTTAATCCAAATAATATAACCTGCGCCACCTGCTAGGGCAATGATAGCGAGTAGTTTTCCAAACTCACCCATCCAGTACGTAACTCGATCCCAGAATTCTTTATCTGCTTGTTGTTTCTCTTTTAGAGCCTTAGCTGCTTTAACCTTGTTTTCCTCAGCAACTTTTAAACGCCGTGTGCGTTCTTCTTTAATCGCTGCCCATGTCCCAAAGCCAAACTTATTATCAATATCTATCTCTAGATTACGCATTCTAGCTTGATTGTTACGATCTTCAATGACATCAGTAACAACTGACTTTATACTGGTGTCGCCTTCAGCTTTCTTTGCTGCCTTTGCAGCTTTTTCTGTGTGACTGAAGAGTTGCTCTATTGAGGCAGCAATATCTTTTATATCAGTGGCCGTCTCCAATAGCTTCTTTGCGCCCGCAATGGCAAGGCCAATTGTGATTGGGTCCATATACTCACCTACTTCTTGCTCTGCACAAGACGCATCAGAAACCTTTGCGACTTCCAAAGAACACGCTCAATAAAAAATATAAAGTTTTTCACATGTTTCCAACACGTCGCAACAACGTCCTTTGCAAAATTAACTATACCAACCATTAAGCATAACCCCTAATAATATTGCTTAGAATGTGGGAGAAACGTAGAGTCGTCCTCTTCTTCGTCACTGTCAAGACGAAGAAAACCCCCTTTACGATATCTAATAAGTGCCATGGACATGCTGTCACAGAAGTCATCATGCTCTCCATTCGGAAACGCCGCACACTCATCTATAACCTCTTCCGAAAATTTCTTTTCAGGAGCCCACACCCTGCCAGACTCGAATATGGGTGCAACCATGTGCATCCTCGTATGCTTGTCCCTTCCACGGGAGGGAGTGTAATTCACAACAGGTATACCCATCGTTCTCAACTCGTCCGTGAGCGGTGTTCCACTGGCCTTGGCCTCAATCAACACCATGTCAGGCTCCCAGTACTGATACTCCTCCAACGCTTTAGCCTTCAACTCCGGGAAATCCCAGCGGCCACGCTTCGCATCCATGAGAATCAAGTTATCTGGACCACCCTCCTTGGGCTGAAACACACCCCACGTTGTAATGGCCGAGTAATCAGCCGTCTCCTTCTTACTAAACGCAGTGTCATAACTCTGCATGATGTAACTAACAGGGGGAATCTCTTTCTTCTCCCACTTGTTCCACCACTCCTTCTTGATTATCGCACCCTCTTCCGCCGTAGGATTCTGCTGCCACTGTGCATTCCACTTGGCAAGCGACAACGAAGCCTTGACCCTTAACAACTCATCCTTCTTCCAGAACTCCGGCCAAAGGACATTGTCGCTCGGAAGTATGGCAGGGAACTCAATTACATCCCACTGGTCAGACATTCTATCATTCGCTTGAGCGCGGATGAGCTTACCCGTCAAATCTTTCAACGACCACCGCGTCATAACCACAACTATCGAACCACCAGGCTGTAACCGCTGACGAGGACCTGACGTATACCACTCATACGCATTCTCCATGGCCGTCTCGGACAAAGCATCCTGCTCCGAATGAGGATCGTCAATGATCAGCAAATCCGCACCACGGCCAGTGATCGCACCACCAACACCTGCAGCAAAGTACTCACCACCCTGACCCGTCTCCCAACGACCAGCAGCCTTCGAATCCGCACGTAAATCAACCTCTGGAAATATCTCACGGTATATCTCTAGCTCCATAAGGTTCCTTACCTTACGACCAAACCTAACCGCTAACTCAGCCGTGTGCGTTGTTTGAATGATCTTTAACTCTGGATTCTTGCCAATTAACCAAGCAGGTAAAAGATAACTCGCAAACTCAGACTTGGTATGCCTCGGAGGCATGTTGACAATGATCCGTGAACCAGGGTTCACCGCCAGCTTCTCAAACTGCTTGGCTACCTTCTTGTGATGACTGCCCTCAATGAAACCCTCATAAACA